CCCGATCGGCGACCGGGCGGACGCCGTGGACACGAAGAGGCAAACCGAAATCCGCATCCTGCCGGGCGACGACGTGTGGCTGATGTTCGAGGCGGGCGACCCTCGCTTCCCGATCATCATGGGCTACCGCACGAAGCGCGCAGGGAACCCGGTGGACTGGCGTCGCTGGCGCCACAACAACATCGAGATCACCGCCGACGGCGACATGGTGTTGAACGCGAACCGGCTGGTCCTCAACGTCGCGGCCGACATGGAGACGCACGTCGGCGGATCGCACAAAACCGACGTGGGCTCGGCGATGGAAAGCACGGCCGGCACGTCGAAGCATTCCAGCACGACGCACCTGCTCACTGCGCAAACGACCATCGCGGGCGCGATCGCCACGCAGGCCGGGCCGGGCGGGCAGGGCGCATCGTTGCAAGGCCCGATCGCGATCGTCGGCGGCACCGTCACGCACGACGGAAAGAACATCGGCAAGACGCACACGCATACCGGCGTCACGGCCGGCGGCTCGAATACCGGCGCACCAACTTAACCAAAGGAACCTCCATGAAGACCCTGCTTTTCAACTTCGGCGCGATGGGCGCCGCCAACGACAAGTCGATCCGCGAGATCACGAAGCGCTTCGATCGCGCCGGCACGCAAGTCGTGTCGCACGATGTCGCGAAGACCCTGACGAAGCGCCTCGGCGTCGCGTTCCGCAATGTCGAGTTCACCTTCGCCGACGGTCAGACTGTCACGATGGCCGTGAAGGAAACCGGCGACGTGTTCGAGGTTCGCATCAATGGCAAGGTGACGCCGCTTCGCCAGCAAGACGACCACGGCGCGACCATCGTCGAGATCGCCGCACTGCTCGACAAGCGCCGCGCCGCATTCCAGCGCGCGCTCGCGAAGGTGAAGGTGCCGCTGCCGCCCTCGCTGCGCGTGTCGAAAACCTCTGTGATCGAGCAGAAGATCGCGAAGCGCGACGGCTTGAAAGAGGCGATCGCCCTCAAGGAAGAAGAGCTTGCGGAACTGACCGCAGAAGCCGAATAAGCGCCTCTCGCGCCCCTCGAATAGCCCGCCTCGCGCGGGCTTTTCAATTTTGGAAAAACGGGGTCCGACGCAATGCGCGCGTCGCAAACCATTCACTCCGAAGCCGGCAATCGTCGTGCTGCATGTGGTCTATCAAAGGAGTGAATCTTGACCAAAGTTGTGAAGTACAGCACCGCTCGCACGAACGAAGTCGCGGGCTTTCTGGATGCGGTCGCCGCGCAAGGTGGAAACACCGAAGCAGTGCTCGACGGCATCCGCAATGAAGCAACCATCCAAGCGCCCGAAGCGCTCAAGGAAGTGCTCGGCAAGGTCAGCGAACGCGACGAAAAGCGCGTTCTCGACGCCGTGCAAGTGGGCGTCGAGCGTTTCACCGCCGAGCACGGCACCGCGCCGACCGCCGACGTGGTGGAAGCCGCTCTCCAGCAAGGCGTCGCCGCCTACGACCTGTGGGGACCGGACGGCAAGATGAAGCTGGACGCGGTTGCCAACTCGGCATCTTCGAGCCACTCGGAAAGCGCCTCGCTGCAACCGAACCGCGCCGTCGTCGCCATCCTGTCGGCCATCGCCGAAGCGATCCCCGTCGCCGGCTACCTGCCCGTGGACATCGCCTCCAACCAAGCCAAGCTCGCGATCCTGTCGCACGTGGCCGGTTCCGCCTATGGTGACTACACCGTTGGCGGCATCATGGACGGCGTGTCGGCTGGCGGCATCTACGCCTCTTCGAGCCGCATGGTCAAGTTCGACCACTCGGGCGCCGCGCCCTACACCGGCAAGTTCACGCAAACCAATCTGGCTGCGGACCCCGGCTACTGCGACGCCGCCGGTACCGGCGTGCCCGTCCTGCGCGGTCGCACGATCCTGTACGTCAACGGCCGCATCGCTGCGACCGACTTCGGCCAGTCGCAAAGCTCCGGCGCGACGACCGTCCTGTCGGGCTCGATCAAGATCGGCGGCGTGGACACCGCGATCACCGGCACCGTGAACCCCACGACCGGCGCGATCTCGCTCGGCACCGTGACCCCGGACTTCCCGGCCGGTACCGCCGTCGAAGCGCAGGCATTCGTGGACTACGAAGCTGCCCCGGCGCTGATCCCGAGCGTGCTCGTCCGCGCTGACACCTTCGACCTGTACGCGAACCCGTGGCGCGTCATGACCTCGATCACGATCGACTCCAGCACCCAACTGCGCAACGAATTGGGTCTGGACGGTTCGAGCGAGGCCCTGATGGCGATCCGCACGCAGATGGCGCAGGAACGTCACTACCAAGCTCTGCGCATGGCCGCAGCGCTCGGCAAGAACAACGCCAAGCAGTTCGACTTCCAGTGGAGCGCCCGTAGCGCGCAGATGAACCGCGCGCAAATCTGGCAAGACCTGCAAGCCAAGCTCGGCGTGGTCGATCAGAAGATGTGCGAAGACACGATGGATCACGGCGTGACGCACTACTACGTCGGCTCGTTCCTCGCGAACATCATGCAGAGCCTCGGCGCTGACATGTTCACCCCGAGCGGCGTGACGGCTCGCCCCGGCATCTACCGCGTCGGCAAGCTGTTCGGCAAGTACGAAATCTACTTCTCGCCGAAGGTCGTGACGCAAGCCGCTGACCTGACGACCGCGAAGATGATCGGTATCGGCCGTAGCTCGCAAGTCGCCCGCTGCCCGATCATCCTCGGCGATGCCGTCGCTCCGACGTTCCTCGACCTGAACATGCAGAGCGACCTCAAGCGCAACGCCGCGATGTACGCACGTGACATCACGGCCGTCAACCCGCACGAGCCGTCGGCTCTCGGTTGCGCCGAAGTCGAACTGGTGGGCCTCGGCTAATCATGGGGAAGCGCACCGCACAAGGTGCCGCTTCTGCCGCCGCTACCGGGGCATCTTCGGATGCTCCAGCGGCGGCGGCCGGTGGCCCGACCTACCCGCTGAATGTGGTGATTCGCAATCACGCGAGCCTCGCATTCTCGGAACCTCTGACCGGCGCCTTCCTGCCCGGCGGCGGCTCCGCAACTGTCACGCTGCACGACGAAGAGCACGCCGAGCAAGTCGCTGACAGCCTCAAGAACATCGCCGAAACGAACTACCTCGCGCCCGACGCGCTGGTTGTCGAGCCGGCATAAAAGCAGGGTGAACCAATGAGCGGCTTCCGTTCCTTTGTCCGGCAACTGGGTTTCCAACCGGGCGTCCAACTCAACCCGCTGGCGGATCAAACCGACGGCGCCGTGTTGGACAACTCCGATCAGATTTTCGGCGTGATCATGCGGACCTCTCGCGGTCGCATCGACAAGCCATTCCGCGTCAATCGCACGAACCTGATGGTCAAGACCGGCCCGGCCGAAGCCATCCGTGTGAGCGCGCTCAACGAAGCGAAGCTGCAAGCCTACGAAGCGCTGGAAAACGGCGCCTACGAAGCCGTCGTGCAACGCCTCGTGCCGGCCGCCGCAGTGAAGAGCTTCGCGACCATCAACTTCTCCGGCACGCCGACCAACTCGGCCGAAACCGTCGTCTATGCGACTTCGCCGACCGCGCCGACCACGGGCTTCTCGATCAGCGTCATGCACCATGACTGCTTCAACGACGGCATCAAGCTCGCGCTTCACGCCGACGCTACGCCAGTCGTGGGCACCGCTGTCGCGAACCCCGAAGTCACCCTGCGCGTGCTCGACGTGAAGGGCAATGTCCTGCACGAGTTCACCGGCTCTCTGGACCCTGCCGCGAAGGACGACTTCGGCAACTCGAAGTACCTGCCGGACGTGGCCGCAAGCCAAACCGATTCCGTCGAGATCGCCGTGGCGACCGGCGCGACCGTGCCGACGACCTCCGACGCCTACGGCCGCGACAGCACCGGCAAGCCGAAATGGGCAACCTCGGGCGTGCTTATCTGCTTCACCGAAGGCGGCACGACCTACACGACCGACGACTTCGACCGCGCGATCACGGCGATGCGCAACACCGTGTTCCCCTACGGCTACCTGATCTCGGGCGGCTCGCAGAATGTGTCGTTCCTCGGCAAGCTGGCCTCGCTGGCGATCGAGGCGAACATGCACTTGGCGATCGACATCGACGGCAAGCTGTCGCCCGATGCCGCCATGACGTTCGCTCAGTCGCTCAACATCGACAGCCACTACGTGCGCCTGCACTGGGCTCCGCTCGAAGCGGAAGACCCGATGAACGGCGGCCGTGCAACGTGGGGCGTGAGCGGCCTGCTGATCGGCATGTCGTGCGCTCGCAATGCGCGGATCAACGCGCGCGGCTTCGCACCGAAGAACTACCCGGTTGCCGGCAAGCAATGGAGCATCAACCGCAAGGGCGTGCGCCAAACCTACCGCCCGACCGAGCAGGAACTGTCGGACTGCGCGAAGGTGCAGATCAACCCGGCGATCTTCGAGATTTACAACGGCGGCGGACTCTACGTCAACACCGACTCCCTGACCTGCGCGAAGACCGTCGTGTCTTACAAGAAGCTGCAATCGGTCGCGGAAATGTCGGCGCACATGGACAACGCCGTGACGCTGTACGCGAAGGAACTGCTGCAAATGCCGATGAAGGAATTCATCAAGCGCATGACGGCCTTCATGGACACGCTGCTGTCGGCCGCGCAGGCTTCGGACTGGCTCAAGCCGGCCGCGAACCTGCCGAACGGCGCAGCCTACGCCTTCACCATCAAGCCGAACGAACAACGTCCGGCCGACGTGGTGAACATCGACTACTACACGAGCTACGACGGCGTTGCCCGCCAAGTGATCGTGCAGCAAACCCTTGTCAAGTAATAGGAGAACGACAATGTTCGAGCGCAATTCCACCGCTGCCGCGCTGATGAAGCTCGGCGCATTCAGCAAGGGTCCGTCGCAAGCGGTACTCGACGCCGCCGAGGCGAAGAAGGCCGCAAACCGTCAGGCGACTCTCGACGCCGCAGGCGCGCACGCCGCTGCTGACATCCGTCAGTCGGCCGCCGCTCTGGTGAAGGAGTGGGCCGCCACCGGCCCGGCCGACTACGACGAAGGCGAAGGCTCTGCCGATCGCCTGCTGGCCCTCGCGATCGGCGTCGCCGACGAGAACAAGGACGGCGACTTGTCCGAAGACGAAGCGAACGTCGTCGAGATCGCCCTGAACGCGATGGCCGACTTCCTCGTGGGCAAGGGCGTGAGCGAAGACGATGCCGTCGCGCTGCTGCAAGACACGAACAACGAAGCCGGCGATCGCGTGCTCGAACTGCTGGCGGGCGAGGGCGGCGAGGACGACAGCGATGTCGATTCCTTCGCCTTCGACGCCGAGTCGAGCGAGTCGGTCATGGACGGCGTGCTGTCTGTGTTCGATGCGGTCTACAAAAAGAAGCTCGTGATCCGCAAGGGCAAGAAGATTCGCATCAACAAGCGCGTCTCCGGCCACGTGCGCCTCTCGGGCGCGCAGAAGGTTGCCATCCGCAAGGCTGGCTTGAAGTCGCGCTCTTCGTCGGCCCGCATGCACCGCATGAAGTCGATGAAGATTCGCAAGAACGCCGGCCTGTAAAGATCGGATGACCCGTGGCTGATTCTCAAAACGGGTCGAAGCCGCCCCTCGGTTCCCGATGGGGCGACCTCTCGCCGTCGCTCATCGCTACTTTCTTCGCCGTGAAGAAGCTGCGGTCGAGCGATGGCAAGTTCATTCGTTGGGTCCGCGACATGGCGCAGAACGAAGTCGCCGCGCCGATCACCGACGGGAACATGGAGACGACGCTCAATTGGCAATCGCCCTTCGAGAACGTCGGCCCTGATCAGAAGTTTTCCTCCCTGTCGGCGCTGTTGCAGGCCGGCGGGTTTGCGTCTGTGCTGTCGTCGCTGCAATCCGCCTTCCCCGGCTTGAGCAGCCTCAACGACGCGCAGAATGCCGCCGCCTCGCTCGAAGGCCGCACGAACATCACGAAGCTGAATTCCACGCAGGTTTTCAGCGGCATGGCTCCGATCAAGATCGGCGTCACCGCGCACTTCCGCGCCTATCAGGACGCCGACCTCGAAGTGCGCAAGCCCGTGAACCAACTCATGTCGTGGGCGCTGCCGCAGGAGCTTGCGCAAGACGGCCCGGTCGCTGGCGCCGTCGCCGGCCACCTTGAAGTGTTCCCGTCGAAGGTGCCGCAAGTCATCGGCATGAAGTACGCCGACATGCTGATCGCGCCGATCGTGATCGAGTCGATCCCGTACCCGCTGACGGGGCCGCGCACGTCGGACGGCATCCTCGCGCAAGCATCGCTGCAACTTCAACTCGCGACGCTGACCGCGCTCGACAAGAAGGATTGGGAAAGCGCGACTGAGCGGCGCGGCTTCACGCAGTTCAACTACTGACATGATCTCGTTCCCCTACACGCGCACGCGCCGCATCGCAGTGCGCCTCGTCGAACTGACCATCGGCGAAGCCATCGGTATCTGCAAGCTGCCCGGCTCGCGCCACGAAGTGACCGCGACGCATCTTCTGCGCGCGATCGCGAAGGGCGCCGAGCAGCCTGTCGCCGGCCGGTACGTGACGGACCCGCGCCTGTGGACCGTCGAAGAGCGCACGCTTCTGATCGCGACCTACCTCGCGCACGTGACGCCGGACGGCCCTGACTTCACGGTCGGCGGCGACGGCAAGCTGTCGGACTACGTGGACTTCAACGCGGACAGCACGCAGGACTTCACCGACCTCGGCGAAGTGGCCGGCAAGCCTCGCGTCATGCGCCCGCTGCTCGGCATCCACGCCGAGACGCTGGAGACGCTGTGCGCCACGCGCGGCGACTGGCTGATGGGCGTCATGGCCTGCCAGCTATTCGCGAAGGACGAGCCCACGCCGGACTACGCGAGCATGAGCGATGTCGCGATGATGGAGTGGGCGCAGGCGCGCATTGAAGCGATCCGCGCGCTCGCCGAATCCGAGTTCGATGAAATGTTCCGCGCGCACGTGGCCGGCTCCGAGACGCTGCGGCATTTCTTCGCCATCAACTACGACGAGTTCGGACTGGTATGCGATTCGCTGCCGAAGGAAGGAGGCGGGCAGTTGTCGCCCGCACGATTTCTTGCATTTTCCTGTGTCGGCGGAATCGCGAAGGCACTTTCAGGACGCGCTGATTAGTCAGGCCGCCGACCTCGCGCTGCACGGCAATACCGCGCTGCCGCTGGCGCACCAGACGTTCATGTCCGATGCCTCTGACTTCTTCGAGTCGGCCGCCTTCGGCAACTACCGCAAGGAGCGCGAAGGCGCGCAAAAGCTCGCGATCGCGAACCTGCTGCGCATCGACGGCGTGGTGAAGGCGATCGGATCGCTCGGCAAGCTGATCGCCAAGCGCGGCGGCTTCTAAATCGGAAAACCGGCCCCGTAGCGGGCCGTGCCCGGCTCGAAGATTCCCTTCGTATGCCAACCCCCAAGGTACTCGAAATCAAACGCGGCGCGACCCTCTCGCGGGCTACGCTGCTGCCCGCTGACGCGCTCTATGAGGGCGGCACGTGGATCGCCAAGTGTCAGGCGGTCGGCAAGCTGTCCGAAGAGCGCGTGACGCTCACTGCCTCGCTGCTGCCGCCCGTGGCGCCGAACACGCAATACACGCTCCACCTGTTCGCGCCGGCCTCGGCGACGGCGCTGTGGAATGTCGAGAAGTACGAGTGCGACGTGGACCTCATCGACACGTCCGCCGAGCCCGAGCCCTTCGTGATTCCGAGTGCGACGTTCCTGATCGACGTGAAGAAGGACGTGACGGAATGAGCGACATCACCGTAAAGCCGCTCGATCTCCAGTTCCCGACCACGCTGCCGGCGCCCGTCGAAATGATCCCGATCGTGCGCGGCATGCAAGGGCCGGAAGGTCCGCCCGGCCCGCCCGGCGAGCCCGGTAACGCCGTCGATCTTCCCGACCTCACCATTACCTTTGAGAACGGACTCGTATGAGCCTCCAGACCAACCTCCAGACCTTCGCAACCCGCATCGCAACCGAGTTCAAGTCGCTGCGCACGATGATCAACGGCAACGTCGCGGGCCTGACGGGCCTGACGACGACGACCAAGACGAGCCTCGTAGCGGCGATCAACGAACTGGACGCGGCGATTGACGCTGTGGCGGCGGGATCGGGGGCGATCAACGACGGCGCGACCTCTTCGTCTACTACGTGGTCGAGCAGCAAGACCGCGACGGCGATCGCCGCACTGATCAACGATGCGGCGGGCACGGGCGGCGCAAACACCTACTCGATCACGAAGATTCTGGCGCTGATCGAAGCCGCCAAGACGCAAGTCAAGAGCGACCTCACGAACGGCGCGGCGACGGCGCTCGACACGCTCAAGGAACTGGCTGACGCGCTCGGCGGCGATGCCAACTTTGCGACGACCACGGCGACGGCTCTCGGCAACCGCGTGCGCTTCGATGCAGCGCAGACCTTGACCACTCCGCAGAAGGCGCAA